TCCCATTGCTCCTGAAGCGATGAGAGATTGATTATCTGCTCGAACAAAACCAGTTCCAGGATTCAAATCGGAAAGTTGGCAACTCAAGGCACCATTTCCGGTTAGGAAACTGTTAGGTGATTGGTCAAGCGTTGGTCCACGTTGCCAGATAAAATCAACGTGTTCGATAGCAATTGCTTGCCCTGTTGCTACGTTGACATATGCTCCAAGGTCAATTGAGCCTTGGACACGTGTTCCCGCAGCAGTTCCGCCGGGTAAAGTTACAGTTTCAGTCAGATAAAAGGAGCCAGTTTTCGCGGTCGCCATACTACCTTGGGTTATTCGACGGTGTATAAACTAAACCGTTCATCATAGGTTCCCCTAGAAATCTGCAGCAAATCTTCGCGAGCGAAGCGAGTTCAGTTCACAAACCACCCGTCCCCGACCTCCACCCCTATTGTTACAGCCCCCCCTATATTATTCTGGCGTAGCCTTTTTTTTCCGCTGGGTATAAATAACATTATTATTTACCCTTGAATATGGCGAATCAATACTCCATAACCGTGAGCGACCGTGCCGATAGGGTACTAAAAGAACTAAAAAAAGGTGGATACAAAACATCACAGTGCATATCCGCGCTAATTGAGACCATGGGTTACGAAGCCTGTGCACGTCTCGTGACATACCAGAGACAAATAACAAGTTTTCTTGAGGAGGAAGAAGCATGATGTTCATCAAGGAATCATATGTTTACACGTTGCCAGCCAACATGTCTAATCCTGAAGGTCCTACTCGTTGGGTTGCTTGTCAAGGATTTGATTGTGGTTACGAACGAACCGTTGATGATTCAACTTACATGGTTCGAAACAAACCAGTTCTTTTGAGAATGTTCAAAGTCAATGGCGCACAAACATGCGAAGGTTGTCTGAAGGAATGTCGTACGGCTATATCGGAGTGGTTAGAATGATTCAAAACTTCTATCGTTGCGAGATATGCACCAGGACACACAAGTTTGACCGTTCTTGGCACAAGACCCCACCTAAGAAGTGCGGAAAGTGTACGCGTTTGGAGGGAGAGCAATGAGTCTTCCCTGGTACTGGCCTTTAGTTCAGGACTTACGTAAGCACATCGAAGACAATCACATGGAGCAACGTGGAGCGCTCGAAGAAGTTGAATTCACTGAAGAGTATCTCCATTACGAATCTTTTAGTGATGGTGAAGACGTTACAGTAATTTGTCCATGGTCTAATCATTGCGATTGTACGTGGGAAAGTAAAGGACACATTCGATTCAAGTTTATTGAATTAGATGACTGAGTAACTACCTACGCCTGAACCGAACGCGGATTCATCATATTGTTGAATCTCTGGTGATGATGCTGCAATTCCCATTGAGCCAGTAGAATAGGCTATAGCAACAATCGAAGCACCAGCTAATTTGACTGGACCAGGAACGTTTCTCAAGTTAGGTAGATTCTTCTTTTTGTCCTGAAGCCATTTTTGAAGTTCACGTTGTTGTGGAGAATACAAATCCTTTGGCTGCTCTTCGTAAACCAAAGGAATGCCAAGGTCAAGAACATCTTGAACTGGGAACTTATCCGCGGTTGTAGCCTCGAGAATAGTTTGAGCGAGGGGTCGTATCAATTCAATTCTGTCATCATACGACGGGAACATATCTGGAAGCTGCGCCTCCATGTTCACACCTGGTTTGCAAGTTCGTAACTCCTCTTCAGACGTTGCATGTACACAAGTTCTGTTTCTTCACCCATGACACCTGCAACGAGTTGACGTGCTGCAGGAATGTTAACGAATGAATTGTCATCTAAATCGCCAACCAAAAGAGTCACGATTCGATAGCAATATAATTTGTCTGCTGCTGTCGGTTCTCCTGAATCGAACCTTTGTGAACGCTCCAACTGTTGATAACCTGGGTAAAGGATTTGATTGTTAAACGTAAAGAACCTGTAGCTTCCAAAAAGTATTGTCTCGAACTCACGTGTACTACCTAGCATACCAGGTCCAGTGTTGTCTGCAGACTGAGCGTCACTAATCTCTTGAATAGTCATAGGAACGGATGTAACTATGTCTAATACCTGAATGCCACTGTACGTTGAACCCACACCTGCGCCTAACGTGTAAATGCCTGGGTCTTGTAGTCCTAACGACGTAGGAAAGAACGTGAGTGAATCCATTGCATAACCAGACAGATCTATTTGGGTTTCATGAAATAAGACAGTATCTAAGCCTGAAACGGTTTGCCAGCCGTTTAGGTTAGCCCATCCTGCGGCTCCCGAATAAGTAGATACTAAGGATGGGTGCATGGCTGCTAATCTTCTTTCTTTACTATCCATTATACCACATCAAAATTTACTTCTTTTTCTTGGTGAGTCTATGAGCCTCTCGTTGTGCTCGTTTGAATCCGTTCTTTGCCCAAGCCCCGGATTTGAGTTTGTACTTCTTTGCGACTCGTTTGAAGTTTCGGCCATAGCGCTTACTGTAATCTGAAGCCTTGCGCTTGACTTTCCTTTCCGCCGGTTCAGCCAACTTACTAACGGGGCCAGCAATTTCAGGAGTAACGCCAGCACTTTCAAGCAACTCCTTCAGGAGTCTGCAGGTTTCGCAAGCCAAAGTAATCAACCTCAGTTGTCACTGGCTGTCGATTGTATAGCAATGGCCATCCAGTCCTTAGTACCGAGTTTAACAACACGGCATCGAATACGTGCTGTGAGAAAAGTATCGGCTCCAGCAGTATTAGCGACATCAGGTCCACCTACTAAATACAGTGAATCGTTGACTACCATGAAGGCTTCGCTTAGTGCTGCTGGTCCAAAATTGTCTGGATAAAGGTCCATGACATGTGATGCAACGTTGTTGACATCATCAATTCCCATTGCTCCTGAAGCGATGAGAGATTGATTATCTGCTCGAACAAAACCAGTTCCAGGATTCAAATCGGAAAGTTGGCAACTCAAGGCACCATTTCCGGTTAGGAAACTGTTAGGTGATTG